AGTGTGGAAAGAAGTGTCAGCGTTGTGGAAAAAAATTACCTTTACACAAAGCAATCAAAGCACACAAAATACCATACTCAGACGGAATCAAACGAGGTGGATTGACAACAAAAGAAAATACTTTTGTTAGTTGTAAACCTTGTAATAGAGTTGAAGTTATATCAGTAGAAGAACTATAAAAACAAAAAGGGCAGTATCACTACTGCCCTTTTTTTAATCCACCTTTATTTGTTGAGTAATCCAAGTATCACGATTAGTGATATAAATCCAGCAAATCCACTTTCACCAAATAGATTTACTAAACTAATTAAATTACCAACAATATCCATACCTAAGAATCCCCCTACAAATATTAATTGAACGAGAACACCTAAGCCAACTATGTGAAGTAGTAAGTCTTTAATTCCACTTACACCTTCCATAATCATTTTGATTGTGTCTTTCATTTTAGTTTCCCCCTTTAAATGAACAAAAATCGGTCTTGAAACCGATTTCGTATAATAACTATATAGTAAAATTAAAAAAATAAACTGGTATATAAATATATATTCCTATTTTTTAACATTTAACTATTTATTGTTAGGTAAAAACTATGGCAAACGATTACGAAATATTCAAGGGAAAAACCCTATCAGATGTCTTTAAAGACATTTATGATAATTCCAAAACTAATAAAACACAATTAGAAGTATTGATGAAAGAAGTGGTTGGATTTATTAAGGACGGAGATACAGCCGTTCAGATTATCCCTATGCTAAAAGAGTATTTAGAAATTAATGTTAAGAACGACGAACAACTTGTTAAGTTGGCAACAATCGTTCAAAGAATTACAGCAGCAGAAAAGAGAGTATCAGATAGTGGAGATGAGTTTGGTTTATCTGAAAATGAAAAGAAACAACTTATGGATGCAATAGAGTCTGATGTTCAAGAGTTACAAATCAAAAAAGACGAAATAGAAAATTCAATCAGTAAGGAAAATTAAATGGCTGACATAGTGGCAAAACCACTTGAGAACATATATGTTCAAGGCGATGGTCCAGTTAGAAAAAGTGAACTGCGTTCCATATTAAAAAAAATTCACGTGGAAGTTCCAGAGGGTAGAACAAATGCTACATTAGAAGTGTTTGAAGTTCTGGAAGTTAAAAGTGATGCTGATTTACTACAACAGGAAGTTATCGGTAGATATGTTTATTCACAACACGGAGATGTGGAAGTTAATTCATACAAACCAGCTAACTCTAATATTATTCAATATCCTATGGTTGGTGAATTGTGGTTAGGGTTTGATTACAAAGGACAAAGTTATTATTTAGCAAGACTAAGTGATGATAATATTTCAGTCAACCCACAATCAGTTGGTGAAAGTGATAAAGTAATTGCACCAGGTGTAAAAAAAGAACCAAGAGGTCTTTTAAAATTATTTGGTAAATTTAAACGTGATGTCAATCCAATATCTAAAGCTTTTGAAGAAGGTTCAACATTAATACAAGGTAGATTTAATAATCATATTTCACTTGGTAGTGATGAAAGAAGTGAGGGCCAAATCACAATTAACAATAATGATGAGATGAATATTGAACTTGGGTATAAACCCAGACTAATGTTTACACCAAGAGTAAACTCATTTTTTTCAAGACCACAGAAAGAAGATTTTCTTCCACCCACGATAACTTTAAGTTCTGGGAGAGTGGAGATAAATTCAACTGATGAATATGAGGGTATAGCAATGACATCAAAAGGAAATATCTTGATTGACTCAGATGACGGGGACATACTTTTAGACTCTAAACGAGTAATTAGATTAAGACCTAGAAGTAGCACAATAGATATGGATGTTAAAAATGGTGGAACGATATTAACTACAACAAAAGACGGAATACCATTTCCACAATTAGAGATGATGGGATTTTTAAAAATGATGTTCGGTATATCAGACTTTTTTAAAGGTATGTTGTTAGGTGTTCCTAAATTAGTAAATCCATTTACCATACCTTTAGGTGTTAAAGAAATTATGAAAGGTTTAAAAGGAGCAGAAGCATTTATACAAGCGATTGTCGGTTTAGAGTTTTTAAGTTTGACAAGATTGGAAACAAAAACAATCGAAGAGATAAAAGCAGTATTACCTATACCGGCAGGATTTAGTGGTATCATTGATGATGTGTCAAACATCACAGACGAACAAATTAAAAAATTAGAAGAATTAGAAAAAACAGCATCAGAACAATTACAAAAAGCATCTCAATTACAAAGTGCCATATCAACGGTTCCACCAAGTGCAGCAGCCGTAAGTGGATTATTAGCTGACGGAAGTTTTGATAGTTTTGATGGTGTAGAGGATTTAAAGAGTGTTCTTGGTGATAACCCAAGTGATGAAGAATTAGGAAGATATATTAGTAATGGTGGATTGAGTGGTTTCGAAAACCAAGTTTCAGGCATTAGTGGTAATATAGGTATGGCAGACCAAGCTAGGTCATATCAAAATATATTTAAAGCAAGGAGTTAAAAATGAACAAAAACAAATTAAGAAATATTATTGAATTAGTTGTTCGTAAAGAAGTCAAAAAACAACTGAGTGAGATATTTATTAATGAAGAAAAAGAAATCAAATTAGCAGAAACGATTTCTACATCTAAACCTAAAAAGGTTATCAATAAACCTAAAAAACAATACACAAAAGACAAAGCGTTGAACGAGGTATTGAACAACACTAAACCATTAGGAACACCAATGGAAGATGAATATCCAACATTGGGCGGTGGTGTATTAGGAAGTGATAATATGGCAGAAGTATTGGGATACGGAGATTTAGGTAGAGGTCAAAATAAAGAAAGAGCGAGAGAAATGGCAGCAGTAGATTCAATCAAGAAACAGGGTGTTTCAGTAGACCAAGTTCCTGAAGATGTTCAAAATGCATTAACTCGTGATTATTCTGGTTTGATGAAAGCAATGGATAAAAAGAAAAAAGGCGAAGGTAATTACAGACCATAATGGCTAGAAGTGTAAGAGAAATAGATAGAAATGACGACAAGTATGTTGGAATAAGATTTCCATTGGGATATAGTCCTGAAGGTTTTTTTTATAAAACAAAAACCGTATTAGAACAATCAAAAGCAAATCTTAGAAACTTATTGTTGACCACACCAGGTGAAAGAATATTTCAACCTGACTTCGGTTGTAATTTAAAAAATCTTGTTTTTGAACAAAGAGAAAACATATCTGAGGATATAGAAAGCACTATTAGAACATCGGTGGATAGATACCTATCGTATATCAATATCATTAATGTATTTACAATACAAGAAAATAATCAAGTCAATATACAGGTTGAGTTTTCAGTTCCTTTGAATCCAGAGGATATTGAAGTGTTAAACTTTGACTTTAGAATTGGAGAATAACAATGTCCGACTACGGAACAAATAAAAAAATATTAAAAAAAGAAGTAAATTATCTTGGTAGAGATTTTACTGATATAAGAGAAAATCTAATTGAGTTTGCAAAAACTTATTTCCCAAATCAATACAATGATTTCAATGAAGCATCACCAGGTATGATGTTTGTTGAAATGGCTGCTTATGTTGGGGATACATTAAATTATTATCTTGATAACCAATTCAGAGAAACACTTTTACAATTTTCAGAAGAAAGAAAAAATGTTTTAGCAATTGCACAATCATACGGATATAAACCAAGATTAGCGACACCTGCTATGGTAGAATTAACTTTCACTCTTGATGTTCCGGCAACGACAGATGATGATGGAGAGTATGTTCCTGACCTAAACTTTGCAGGAAAAATAGAATCAAACTCTACCGTGTTAGCAAACAACGGAACAGAATTTACTATTTTAGATGATGTTGATTTTAAAGTATCAAGTTCATTAGATACTATGAATGTTGTAGCATTACAGCCGGCAACAGGAGATGTTCCTACTAATTTTAGACTTACTAAAAAAGGTATGGCACAATCAGGTAAAAGAGATGAAGAAACATTTACATTTACAAACGCAAAAGAGTTTGATAAGATAGTTTTATCAAGTGATAAAGTTACATCTATTATAGAAGTAACTGATAGTCAAGACAATAAATACTATGAAGTTCCATTTTTAGCACAAGATACAGTTTTTGAAGATGAGGAAAATTCAACACTTAACGACCCAGAGTTATCAGAATTCAAAAATGATACACCTTATTTGTTAAAACTTATTAAAACATCAAGAAGGTTTACAACAAGAGTTCGTGATGATAACAAAATGGAATTACGATTTGGTTCGGGTGTTAGTGATAATGCTGATGAGGAAATAATTCCAAATCCGGATAATGTAGGTTCAAGATTAGGTTTCGGTGTTTCTAAATTAGATGATTCATTTGACCCAAGTAATTTCTTAAAAACAAGAACATTTGGATTAGCACCAAGTAATACAACACTTACCGTAAAATATAATTATGGTGGTGCAGTTGAACACAATGTAGCTACAAATACTATTCAATCTTTTAACAGATTAACTTATACAAATTCTACAACAGGTTTAAATTCTGCAACATTGGCAGAAGTTGAATCAAGTCTTGTGGTAAACAATGAAGACCCGGCATCAGGTGGTGCTTCAATAGAAACCATTACAGAAATAAAAGAAAATGCAGCAGCTTACTTCAATTCACAAAATCGTGCAGTAACAAAAGCAGATTATATAACAAGAGTTTATTCTTTACCACAGAAATACGGAAATGTGGCAAAAGCATTTATTGTTCAAGATGAACAATTAGAAGCGGTTGGTCAATTACAAGTTATTGACGGAGAGATAGTAGACACAAGAGGTACAGAAGAGGTTCTTAATCCACTTGCATTGAATATGTATTTATTGGGTTATGACTCAAATAAAAATTTAACCAGAATGAATAGAGCAGTAAAACAAAATATCAAAACATATCTTTCACAATATAGATTACTAACAGACGCTATAAATATTAAAGATGGATATGTTATTAATATTTGTGTAAAATATGATATTATCACAAAACGAGGATATAATAAAAATGATGTTTTACTTAGAACAATACAAAAAGTAAAAGACTTTTTCCAAATTGAAAAATGGCAAATGAATCAGCCAATTGTTTTGAGTGATTTAGCATATCAGATTTCTACTTGTGAGGGAGTGGTATCATTAGTTCCACCACAAACTAACAATCCAAACAATGATTTAATTTTAATTGAAAACAAACATTTGGTTGCAGATGGATATAGTGGTAATGTGTACGATATAAATTCAGCAAGTAAAAATGGAATTATATATACTTCATTAGACCCAAGTATATTTGAACTTAAATTCCCTAATAGTGATATTGAGGGTAGAGTAGTAGGAGATAGATAATGCATTATTTTGAATTCGGTAAAAGAGACACAACACTTTATTCAGGTGGTACAACCGCATCAAGAAATACAGGTTTAGATGAAATATTAGAAATAAATAAAGTTGTAAACAATAATGGTACGGTAGCAAATGTATCAAGAATATTGATTGACTTTGATTTAACATATATTTCACAATCAATACAAGACGGAAAAATACCTTCTACTGCAAAATATTATTTAAATTTATATGACGCAACATCAGAAGAAGTTGAAGCAGAACAACCACTACACATTTATATGGTTAGTGGTAGTTGGAAACAAGGAACAGGAAAACTTGACCACGACCCCGTAACAGATGACGGGGCAACTTATCAATATAGAGACCACGAGGCGAAAACACCTTGGGTAACAGGTTCAGTATTGACTGACGGAGGTGCTTGGTTTACAGCAAGTACAGGACAATATGAGGTTTCTACTTCTTATGATTTGACTTTTGACAAACGAGATGTTAGAGCAAATGTAACTGACTTGGTAAATAACTTTATATATTCATCTTCTGATTATCCTAACAACGGATTTATAATTAAAAGAGAAGATAGTGGTTCTCACGGAGACCACCCAAGTTCATCTATGTTTGATTTCAATACAGGACAAGAGGGTGATAGTTCAAGATTAGGTAATCTAAAATATTTTTCTCGTGATACACATACAATTTATCCACCTAAGTTAGAAGTAGTTTGGGACGATAGTTCTTTTTCAACAGGAAGTTTATCACCATTAACCACAACTGATTTAGAAAGACTAAAAATATATTTCCAAAATTTAAGACAAGAATATAAAGAAAATTCAATTGTCAAATTTAGAATTGTTGGTAGAGAATTATACCCAACAACTGCATTTGACACCACACCAGCAGAACTAACAATTAAATATTTACCAAGTGCTTCGGTATTTTATGAAGTCAAAGACGCTGACACCGAAGAAGTAATCATACCTTATGGTACTGGTTCAAAAGTTAGTTGTGATTCAACAGGTAATTTCTTCCGAGTTCAAATGAACGGATTACAAGCAGAAAGAAATTACAGATTTGGATTTAAAGTTGTGAGTGGTAGTGGAACAACAGACGAACAAATTAATTTCTATGATGATAACTATGAATTTAGAGTGGTGAGATAATGCCTTATTTACCAAGTGAAGCAGCAAAAAAGTCAGAACTATATAGTAATATTTTAAATGGTGCTGAATTAGAATATCAAAGAGCCGTTGAGTTTTTGAAACAACAACAACAAATTTCAGGTTCAGTTGATGCTAACACACCATTAAGAGATGATGACGGATTTTTAGTATCGTTTGAATCTGAAGAAGCGGGTATCGCATTAGAGGAACAATTTGAAGAAGTTCGTTTAGAAAACTCTCAATACTTTTTTGAGGGAGAAATGGATACTGAGTTTACATATTACTTTCAACCAGAAGAAGAAGATGATGAAGATGATGATGAAGATGTCGGAACAGAAGAAGTATCTGATGAAGAAGTAGAATTCCAAATGACAAAACGAGATAACTTAATTCAAGTTATGAATGTTTACTTTAATGAAACATATACACCAGAAATATCAACAGACAAACTACACTCAGTATTAAATAAATTTTTTAGAACCGAGGGGCCTAAGGGTGGTAAAAATGCTGATGGTTGGGTAAAGTTTAGACAAGATAAAATTAAAGTAGAAAAGTTTAGAAAGAAAGGTAAAAAGCCAAGAATAGGTGGGAGTGGTAGACCAAGAGCTAACTTTAGAGATTTAAAAAGAGATTTAAACGGATACCACTATGATGATGTAATTAACAAACAATTATATCACACAAGACGAGGACAACAAATTTGGTTGGAGTTAGGATTTCCATATCAAAGAGATGAAAGATAATGGCATTAGAATACGGATTTACACAACAAGAAAGAAACCAATATTTTAATCCTGAAAAGGTTTATAGTAGTTGGGGTAGAGATTTAGCAAGTGATTTTGCAGTTCTATATGTTTATGATATGGAAGGTAATTTTCTTATTAGTAAAATAATGGGATTAGATGAAATTCATTTTAATAATGGATTAGATTTTATCGACATAAATATTGGTCAACACTTACGAGATTTAGGATTTCGTGAGGGGGATTATCAAGTAACTTATAAATTTTTAAGAAGACTGGCCGGTAGAGAAAGACCACAATTTGTGGACGAGGCAGGAGAAATTTGGGATAGAGAAGTTGATAGAGAAGTTGTTAATGGAGAAGTAAAATTTTTTAAATCTACCGGTGATGAAACAGACAACCCTACAAGAGAGGAAGTATTTATTAAAGATATGAAATATGAACTTGTAGAGACTTCACCAGATAGAACTGAGTTTAAGTTACAATTAGATGAAAGCATAGATGACGAGGAATATAAAAATGAATTTTCTGAAATGGGTGAAACAATACAATATCGTCCACTAAATAGTGGAGGTGCTGGAACGATAAAATTTCAATCACAAAATCCATATATATTAGAATTTGATATTGACCCACAAGATAGAGGGTTTACACAAAATATGGTAGGTGGACAAATCATTATACCTAACTTATATAAAGTTGAGGGAGATGAAGATACAGACAATAGTGATGTTGATGTTCCTGACAATGGTGAAGATGAACCACTACTACAAGGACTACTTGACAATGGTTCAGCAACAGACTTCTTAGGTGAGGTATCTAAGAAAAAACTAATCGATATATTAAGAAATGACCCAGACCCAGTTGAAAGACAATTGGCAGATGATGCTTTACAAGAAAGAGCAAACGAACAGAGATAGTAAATGGCAAGAAGAGCATTCATAGGAATAAACAGAAGAACTGATGACATCAAACCACCACGAAGAATATTTGCAGGTGTAGCTGGTGGACCAACAACTTTATTTACAGGAGATTCGTCAGACCCTAATGACCCGGGTTTGCCTACTGGTCCTGCACAAACCGTAAACGGACTACCAGTTGATATGGAAGTTATCGACCCAATACTTCCAGAACCAAAGGGAAATGAAGATGTATCAAAAGAAGAAGAACTTGTAAAATTAAAAGATGAAGAAAGGGCCAAACCGGAAGATTTTCCACCACCACCACCACCGCCATTAGAAGACATTAAACTTCTTATTCCAGATGATGATATAAAAAGTTTAAATGTTTCAAGTTCTAATGTTAAACAACAAAAAGTTTTAGGTACTTCACTAAAAGATAAAAAAAAGAAAAAGAAAAAGTTTGTTAAAAGAAAGCCAGTTCGTACAGATGTTAGAAAAAATAAATCTAAAAAAGGAAATGCAAGAAATAATATAAAAGTTGGATTTAAACCACGAGCAAAAGCATCAGGTCCAGAAGCGGTAATAAGTGTAATCAATGAACAAATTGAAATTACAAGAAAAACTAAAAAGAAAAGAACACCAGCACCGGTTCGTTCTATGGTTCAAATAGTTCGTCCGAGACCGAGTGTTCCAGTAGTGGAAGTTAGACCAACAAGAGCAATCGCAGGTCAACCAATTATTTCACCACCACCACCACAACCAGGTGTTCCACCATCACCAAGACCAACACCAAGACCTATCGCACCAACAAGGTCTACCAGACCAACACGAAGAGGAGGTAGATACTAATGGCTAGAGAAAAGTATAGAGGTTTTAATCCAGAAAGAAGAACTGAGAGCACAAGAGGTACAAGAGAATATTCCAGGAATACAAGAGGTGGAGTAGGTGGAACTAGTAGAAGACGTGGACAAACAAGTACAAAACGAACTAATCCAGTACCACAACCTAAACCAAATAATTATACCGAGGGAGCACCATACAAAGGTTCACCAACATTAGTTAGACCAGACGGAGTAACGGAAGTTCTTGGACCAGACGGAGTTGTATTAGAGGAATTTGGTGCTGATGGTAAAATGATTGTTGACCCAGTCAAAGATGCGAGATTCGACCCAAAAAATCCACCACCAAGTATTCAAGCATTACGAGATGAATTTAGAGACCACGTTGAAAGTGGTAGAGATGAAGCTGGTGAACCATTTTTTGTATCTGATGAAACAAAAGCAGCTTTAAATGTAGACGGATTAGGTAATGTTGGTGGAGCGTTTACAAAAGACGAATTAATAAAAAAGAAAGTTATCAAACCAAATGGTGAAGTAAATACCAAAGATGGTGCAACAGCTGATGAAGAAATTGTTTATCCAAGTCAAGAACAAGCAAATTTATCACCAAGGGATTATGTAGCAACCATTGAAGAAGTATTGGATAGTAATCGTATTCGTGTTTCTTTATCTTATAATGACGGAGTAAATTTATATGAACACAAAGGTGATGACCAAGTTGCAAATCGTTTTCAAGGTTTTAAAGTAAATTATGTAAAAAATAATATTGATAGATTCAAGACTTATGTAAAAATAGATTCACAATATTATCTTGTTGTAAATAGTAAATTAGGTGTTGATGGAAATCAAAGAATTTTAAAAACTAAATTACCACTTTCAAGTGATGTTGAAATTGGAGAAAAGTTTTCATTTGTTGAGAAAAGATTACCAGACTATATTGACAATGTAAGATTAGTTCCTTTTGAAGATGACATTGATGATGGAATATTCTTACGATTACCAAACTTTAATTCAGTAGATAATCCAATTAATTTCCAAGGGACAGATTATAAAACTCATACAGGACTTCTAAGTAATAATGACTCTGACACAAGGGATATAGAAAGATTATTATTATCAGGTAGTTTACTTGATGTTAAACCAAACATTGATTATCAAAAAACAACAACAGATTTAAACTTACAGGCAGATGATACGGGATTTGGAAACTTTGTTCATTTCTCAAATGCTGAAACAAGACTTCGTAATTTTAAAAAGAAGTTGGAATTAATTGAAGGTCATAATACAGATAGTTCTTCACTACTTAATGTTTCAAGTTCATTAGTTACGATACAAGAAATAGAAAGAAAAAGACAAAGAGTAATTAATTCATTTGACCCATTTGAACATCATATGTATTTTGAAAGTTCATCTTATGCAACATCATCAGCAGGACAATTTCACGACACTTGTTGGCCAAAATCAAGTTCAGTCAACGAAAATGGAATAACAAGTTTGTTTCCATTAGACTCAGCTGACGCTACTGCGGTTAGTTGGTACAACACTATGATTGAAAGTGCTTCTATATATGACCAAGGTAATATGAACTCATTTAGAAATTCTTTACCACTTCACGTTAATCAAGATACTGAAAATAATGTATTCTTAGAATTTATGGATATGGTTGGTCAACAATTTGACGAAATCTGGACATATACGACATCTATTACAGATTTAAATGTTAGAGTAGAAAAGTTATCGGAGGGTATTTCTAAAGATGTAGCTGCACATTATGCACAAGCACTTGGACTCAATTTAGTTACAGGTAATGATTTGATAAAATTACCTGAGTATTTGTTGGGTAAAGATGTGGACGGAACATCTACAAAAGAATCACCACAAGAAGAAGTAACGGAAGAAATATGGAAAAGAATATTAGCAAACTTACCTTTCTTCTTAAAAACAAAAGGAACAAGAAGGGCGATAACAGGTTTATTAAATTGTTATGGTATTCCAAGTTCTATGTTGAGAGCTCGTGAATATGGTGGACAACAAAAAGGTACACAAATAAATTATGAAATAAAAAGAAAGTTTACAAGAGCCACAGATTTTAGAGCTGCACAATACATTAAATCAAATTGGAAAGCAGCATCAGACGGACTAATACCTGATACAATAGAAGTTAGATTTAGAACACCTTATAGTGTTGGTTCATCAGGTTCAATGGTATTATTACAAAAAGATGATAACTTTGCTATATCTTTACAAGATAACGGAACAACAGACGATTATGGATATTTAAGGT